ATGTTCCGTAACGAAGCGCTTGAACGAGGCAGGTTCAAGCGCGTCCCCGATCGCTGGGAGACCGAGTTCGGCCGCTGGGTGGCCGATTTCGGCGTGCCCCGCATCGTCGCCGGCCTGGCCCACGACCCCACCCTGCGCGTCACAAACCAGGCTGTCTATGAATGGCTCCAGGGCCACACGCCCCGTCCGGCCCGCGCCATGGCCCTCGTCGAGATGTCCCGAGGCCGACTAACCCTCGAGGCCATCTACCAACACAGCCGGCAGATCACGCAGCCCGAAGGCGACTCCGGAGGCCCGCGATGAGGATCGACCTGCAGATCGACTCCGCTCCCCTGGTCTTGCGTCTGCAGAATGGCCAGCGCCGTCTAGCCTACGCCGTCGTCAACGCCATCAACAACACGGCCAAGCGGATCCAGGCTGTCGAACGTCGGCGCGTCGAGGAAGAGTTCACGATCCGCAAGAAGGAGTTCATCCGCCGCCAGGCCGCTGTCATCAAGCCGTTTGCCAACGTGAAGCAGGGCAGGCCGTACGCCGAGATCGGTGTCGGGCAGAAGCCTCGTCTGCTGCTCTCTGCGTTCGAGCGCGGAGCCGAACGCAAACCGTTCACGCAGGGGGCCAGGCGTGTGGCCGAGCCTGTGGTCGGCGGACCCGCCCGCCCGCGGTTCACGCAGCCCGTCCCGCCCGAGCTGCGCGTCCGCCGTCTCCGCTTCGATCTCACCAAGACCGGCCGTCGCCGTGTCGGGGTCACGCGCACCAAGACCTACCTCGTACCCGAGGTCGGCATCTTCCAGCGCACGGGACCCGGAGCCTCGCGCCTAGTCTACGCCTTCACTAGCGGCAAGAAGCTCAAACCGCGGCTCCGGTTCGTCGAGACCGCCAAGAAGGAGTCCGACCGCTGGTTCCGTGAGGAGATGGAGAAGGAAGTGCTGAACGCCATCGCGAGGTCGAAAGGAAGAGGCCTGTGAACCCGAGTGTTTCGCATGCGGCTTCGCCCCCGCGAAGTCACCAAATCATAACTGACGATGCCGTAGGTACTTCCGGGGCTATCAGCCGCGGGTGCCGGCGACCTCGGCTTTCGTAGCGTGGGAGAGTCATGAAACAAGTTTCCACCGACACCAATTGTTCCAGTTCCGAGAAGTCCGAAAAGTCTTCAAACGCGCCCGAAACGGCTCCTAGGGGCGATTCCGCGCGATCCGAGTCTCCCGTGATCCTGCCCGGGAAACTGGAACACTGGAACATCGACCGGCTCCGCCCCTACGAGCGGAACCCGCGCACGCACAGCCCCGAGCAGATCACCAAGATCGCCGCCAGCCTGCTCGAGTTCGGCTGGACCAACCCGATCCTGGTCGACGGCGAGGCCGGCATCATCGCGGGCCATGGCCGGCTCCTGGCCGCCCGCGAGCTGGGCATGACCACGGTCCCGGTGATCGAGCTCACCCACCTGACCGAGGCCCAGAAGCGGGCCTACGTCATCGCCGACAACCGCCTTGCCCTCGATGCAGGCTGGGACGAGGACCTGCTCGCCGAGGAACTGAAGGCCCTCGAGGACCTCGACTTCAACCTCGAGCTGACTGGCTTCGATCTGGACGAGTTGCACGATCTCCTCGACGACGAGACCGTCGAAGATGCCCCCGCCCCGGAGCCTCCCGAGGAGCCCACCAGCCGGCAGGGCGACCTGTGGGTCCTGGGCAACCACCGCCTTCTGTGCGGCGACAGCTGCGATCCCGCATCGGTCGATCGGCTGCTCGGCGGCCAGAAGATCCACCTCGTGAACACCGACCCGCCCTACAACGTGAAGGTCGAGCCGCGCTCCAACAACGCCATCGCCGCCGGCCTGTCCAGCTTCCCGCCGTCCACCAAGAGCGCGGTCGAGGCCTCCGACGCCAAGGGCATGCACCACCAGGGGTTCGACCTCGCGCGGCACAAGACCAAGTCCAAGCCCACCGGGAAGATGCGCCCCAAGGACCGCCCCCTGGCCAACGACTTCGTCTCGGACGAGGCCTTCGACGAGATGCTCTTGGCGTGGTTCGGGAACATCGCCCGCGTGCTCCAGCCCGGGCACTCGTTCTACATCTGGGGCGGTTACGCCAACTGCGCCAACTACCCTCCGGTGCTGAAGGCCTGCGGCCTGTACTTCAGCCAGGCGGTCATCTGGGTGAAGGAGCACCCCGTGCTCACCCGCAAGGACTTCATGGGTAATCACGAATGGGCGTTCTACGGTTGGCGCGAAGGAGCGGGCCACAACTTCTACGGCCCGACCAACGCCGTCGACGTCTGGGCGGTCAAGAAGGTCAACCCGCAGAGCATGGTCCATCTGACCGAGAAGCCGGTCGAGCTGGCCGTGCGCGCCATTCAGTACTCGTCGAAGCCCGGCCAGAACGTGCTCGACCTGTTCGGCGGCAGTGGGTCGACCCTGATGGGTGCCGATCAGACCGGACGGCATGCCTTCCTCATGGAACTCGACCCCGCCTACACGGACGTGATCGTGATGCGGTGGCAGGAGGCCACCGGCCAGAAGGCCACGCTCGACGGGGACGGTCGCACGTTCGACGCGGTCGCCGCTGACCGCGGGGCTGCTCGGGATGAGTAGGCGGTGGCCGGGGGAGCGAAGAAGGAGCTGATCTCCCAGCGCGAGTACGCCCGCAGGCGCGGCGTGACCCACGTCGCGGTTCAGCGTGCCGTCAAAGCAGGCCGCATCTCCACCGTGAACGGGAAGATCGATCCCGCGCTCGCCGACCAGCAGTGGCAGGAGAACACCGACCAGAGCAAGCCCCGCAACCGGGTCACGGGCAACCCCAGGCAGACCAAGACCCCGGGCGAGCCATCCGAACCCATGGACATGGGCGGAGCCGATGAGATCGTCGGCGGCCCATCGACGGCCACGGGCTACGCCAAGGCCCGCGCCGCTCGCGAACTGTACCAGGCGCAGCTGGCGAAGCTCGAACTGGACCGCAAGCGTGGCACCCTCGTCCGCGCCGACGAGGTGCGTCTCGGCGCGTTCAACATGGCCCGCAAGGCGCGCGACCAGTTGATCGCCCTGCCCGAGCGCCTGGCCTCCGTCCTGGCCGCGGTCGACGAACCAGCCGAGGTCCAGCGCATCCTCGAGGAAGAGATCGAGCGGATCTGCCAGGAGATCGCGGATGCAGAACGGCCGTGACACCTACGAGACCGCCTACCGGGCGGGCTGGCGGCCGGAGCCGCGACTGACGGTCAGCGAGTGGGCCGACGAGCACCGCGTCCTGGGCAACCGCTCTGGCCATGCCGCGGTGCACTGGCACACCGACACCACGCCCTACCTGCGCGAGATCATGGACGCTCTGGGTCCGCGGTCGCCGGCTCGCCGGGTCGTGTTCATGAAGGGCTCGCAGCTGGGCGGCACCGAGGCCGGCAACAACTGGCTTGGGTACGTGATGCACCATGCGCCGGGGCCGATCCTCGTTCTACGCCCCACGGTGGATGAGGCCCGGCGGTTCAGCCGGCAGCGCCTCGATCCCATGATCGCCACGACGCCCGTCCTGCACGAGCTGGTCCGCGAAGCCCGGTCACGCGACGGCGGCAACAGCCTCCTGATCAAGGAATTCCCTGGCGGGGTCCTGTTCCTGACCGGCTCGAACTCCGCGACCGGCGTCAAGTCGATGCCGATCCGCTGGCTCTTCTGCGACGAGATCGACGAGTACCCGGGCGACGTGGACGGCCAAGGCGACCCGATCGCGCTTGCGGAGAAGCGCACCACGGGGCCCCTGTACTCCCGGCGCAAGGTGTTCCTGGTCTCGACGCCCACGATCAAGGGTATCTCTCGGATCGAGCGGGAATTCCTGGCCTCCGATCAGCGACGGTTCTTCATCCCCTGCCCCGAGTGCGGCCACTTCGACTGGATACGGTGGGAGAACATCCGCTGGCGCGACGACGACCCCAAGACCGCAGCCCTGGCCTGCGTCCACTGCGGCGTCCTGATCGAGGAGCGCTTCAAGCCACAGATGCTCAACCATGGGCAATGGCGCCCCACCGCGAAGGGCAACGGCGAGACGATCGGGTTCCACCTCCCCAGTCTCTACTCGCCCCTGGGCTGGCTGCCGTGGTCGGCCACCGTCGCTGAATTCGTGGAGTCCAAGGAGAACCCGCTCCGGCTGAAGAACTGGGTCAACAGCGTGTTGGGTGAGACCTGGGAAGAGCGCGGGGAGACCGTCGACCCAGACAGCCTGCTGGCCCGAGCGGAGCGATACGAAGCCGAGGTGCCTACTGGCGTAGGCGTACTCGTGGCCGCGGTCGACGTGCAGGGCGACCGCCTCGAGTGCGCGGTGAAGGGGTACGGCGCAGCCGAGGAGTCCTGGCTTGTCGCCTTCTCCCAGTTCCACGGCGATCCGGGGCGCGACCAGGTCTGGCTTGACCTCGACAGATTCCTGCGGACCGAGTTCACGCACGAGAGCGGCCAGAAGGTCCCGATCTCTTGCGTCGCCGTCGACAGCGGCGGCCACCATTCCGAGCAGGTCTACCGGTTCTGCCGCGCTCGGATCGACCGGCGCGTGTTCGCCGTCCGTGGTGGCTCCGAGCGTGGCAAGCCTCTCGTGGGCCGACCGTCCGATCACAACCGCTATCGGGCGAAGCTGTTCACCCTCTGCGTCGACACCGGCAAGGAGATCGTCTACTCGCGTTTACGCATCGGGTCGCCGGGGCCCGGCTACTGCCATCTGCCCGAATGGATCGACGAGGAGTACACCGCCCAGCTGACCGCCGAGAAGGCCATCCGCAAGTGGATCAAGAACCGCGGCACGGTCCGTGAGTGGGTCAAGACCCGCGATCGCAACGAGGCCCTCGACCTCGAGGTCTACTGCCTGGCCGCCCTCTACATCCTGGGCCCGTCGTTCGTGAAGTCCCTGCCCGAACGCGCGGCAGCCCTGGCCAACCTGCGCGAGGTGCCCGTCGCGGCCGAGCCGGAGCCGAGCATGCCTTTGCGGCGCCCCCGGGGGTGGATCGATGGCTGGCGGGGGTAGCCGGGGCCGATCCCGGCCCGGGGAGAGCCTTCAGGAACGCCAGATTCTGGCCCCATTCCGCCAATCCGCGCGCGTCCATAATACACTGCAAATAATGCACTTACTGGTCGATTCACCTTCCCATTCGGCCGCGAAAGCTCGTCACTGTAAGTGCGGCGGGCACGGGGCCCGACGCCCCAAAAGGAGAGCATCATGACGGTCAACGAGATGATCGAACGCCTGCAGGAGGCCGCCGAAGGTGGGTTCGGCGAGTGCGAGGTACGCCTCGCCTTCCAGCCCAGCTGGCCACTGCAATTCACCGTCGCCGGCATCGCCACGCCGGACGACGAGTCCCGCGCCCAAGGCGAGCCCGACGAAGAACCCGATGACGCCGCCTCGGTGGTCTACCTCTTCGAAGGCGGGCACCCCGATAACGCCTCCCCCTACGCGCCGGCCTGGGCCTTCGCCGCGGCGCAGTGAGGAGGTCGGTCCCATGTCGAAGAACCATGACCGCCCCGCTCGCCTCCGCTTCAGCGACGGGATGGAGTTCGACCTCAGCGGCGACCTGCGAGTCGTCCACCGGCGCGACGGCTGGTACGTCGTCGGCCGGGGGATGCTCATCCCCGTCGCCGATCGCGAAGAAGGCGACCGCACGGTCGCCCAGATGACAAACGAAGGAGGCAGCGACGATGCGCTACGGACCTGATGACAAGTTCTGGGTCGTGGTCGACCCGAAGCCCCACAGCACGCTCGAGGACCTCGTGTTCGAGGCCTCGTTGCGCGACCTCGATCTGCAATTCAAAGGCGGACTGCAAATCGACGAGAACCCGACCCTGTTCACCGACCGGCAGGAGGCGCGCCTCGAAGCCTACGGACGTCTGACCGCCATGCGGGCCAGCCAGGCCATCCTGCGCGCCGGCCGCGAGAACCCCGACACCAGGATCGACCGCGTCGAGATCTACGGCGCTGACGGAACGCTGGTGTTCGCTGCCGACATCCCGCAGGAGGTGGACTGACATGGCGAAGACCGCGACACCCAGGTTTGGCCTGAAGGCCCATCAGGTGTTCTGGAACGAGCGGGGCAGCATCGTTTGCGCCTGCTGCCACATCCCGTACCCCGGGTCCGACACCTGGATCTGGGAACGATGGGAGGAGATCACGCCCGCTGACATGGCGGAGATCGACCGCCAGGGCGGGCGCGTGGCGTGCGAGGGCTGCGGCAAGGATCCCAGCCGGATCGTGCGTCTGGACCCGAGCGAGAGGAATTGAACCATGGCCAAGACCACCAAGAAGACCACGCGGGCTCGCAAGCCCGCCGCCGAGAAGCCGGCCGCCGAGGCCAAGACTAAGACCCCGCGCGAAGAGCTCTGCGTGTTCGCGTTCCGGCTGACCGAGGCCGAGCGCGACGCAATCCACAAGGCCGCCGGGCCGGCGAAGGCGTCGAAGTTTGCGCGCAGCCTGCTGGTGGCCGCCGCGACGAAGGACGAGGCGGCCGTTCGGGCGATCATGAAGGAGGTCGTATCCGAAGCCTAGCTCGCTGGATCCCGTTCTGAACCGACGACCTCTCGGCGAGCCGAGGGGTCTTCGGCATTCATGTCGACTCCTCCGCCGACTTGCCCCCACTCACATGCTCCCCGTTCACGAGCGCACGGATCTGCCCGAGGATCGCTACCTCAAACTGCCCGGCAGTCTCACGATCGATCGGGTGATGCAGCGGGTGAGGTCGGCCATTGGTCGCGAGCTTTCGCGGGTAGGTCAGGAACAGGTGGCCGGTCGGGTCGCGGCGGATGGCGATGTCATTGAGCAGGACGCCGCCGTAGCGGCAGGAGGCGAAGGCGACCAGGCCGCTGGTGGCGTCGGGGGCCAGGCGGATCCGGACTTCGGCGATCAAGTTCTCGGCGCTCTTCATGACGTGACGACCTCCGGGTCAGTGACCTGAATGAGCGGATCCTCGGATTGGCTGCGTCGGTCCCGCCAGGCTCGGGCCCGGCATGCGTCCGAACAGAACCTCTTCAGTTGTCCGCGTCGCGTGTTCTGGGATTCGAACTCCCGCCCGCACAGGGCGCAGAACGAAATCAGAGGCCCCTGCATTCCGTTCGTTTCGGTTCCGGGTGCCTGGATACCTCCTGGCCTCTCCGCGACTCTCACAGCGCCTCCTGGAACGCTGACCTCTTGCGGCGACTGGGGCGCCAAAGAATCGCCGCCGGCGCGGCCGGAACTACCTTCACCCCGCCTATACGCGCGCACGCCGAAAACGGGGGGTATTTCCGTGAGGGGGGAAGAAGGGGAAGGAAGGGAAGGAAGTAGAAGAGAGTGTGTCTTATAGCGAGTTACGGTCCGAGCTTTCTTCACCTTCGTTCACCTTCCTTCACCCCGAATTCGACCTTCGAAGAGGCTTCCTTCACCTTCGTTCACCTTTCTTCACTGCTTCCTTCACCCTCCGCCCTTCGTCGCGTCTGACGATGACCCAGCCAGGCGGTAGATCCGACCTGTCCGGCCGGAAGTCGCCTGCACCTGGACGACGATGTCGCCTCGCTGCTCGAGCGTGGTCACCAGACCGGAGAAGCTCTTGGCGTCGGTCTTCATCCGCTTCAGCAGCACGCCATGGGGCAGCGCCCGGTCCGGAGCGGCACGCAGCTTCTGCAGGAAACGCAGGCACTCGGCATGGAACGGATTGTCCGCGACATGGGATTGGGCCATGAACAACATCCGCTTGGTCTGGTGCAGGATGAGGCGGCTCGCCCAGGACGCGGCCGTCTTGCCGATCTCGGGTCGCTCGTGGTTCTCGCTCACGGCGTAGATCAGCGCGAGCTTGCGGGCGTGCTCGCTGACTCTGCCCCACACGGTCGTCCCGACGCTGTCGTCGGCCGCCTCCGCCTTGGCATACTCAGCCTCGGCTTCGAGCCTGGTCTCGACCAGGACGTCGGTCGCCTGATCGGTGTGCGGGACGACCCGCGGCACGGGATGCCAGTTCTCGAGGTTTCCGGTGCCGGCTCTGAAGTCCGCCCACCATTGCGCCGTCTCGAGCACGCGCTCCGGCAACGGAAGCAGCCGCGGTTCCCGTCCGGTCGAGCGGCTGCCGCACTCCAGCACGATCATCCGGGCGAAGAACCCATTGGTCAGCATCCGCTCAGAGAGCGCTTCGTAGTAGTGGTTCGGGATGGCCGTGCCAAAGACCACCAGGCAGGGCTGGTCGATGGCCCCAGGCGCGTCCCGCCCCGCCTTGCGGCGCATCGGGAAGATCGAGTTGGCCGACGAGTACATGGTCAGGAGCGTCTCCATGATGCTCTCGTACCGGGCGTCGCGGGCCTTGTTGATCGACTGGAGCATTCCGTCGATCTCGTCGGTCTGGAACAGCATGGCCGGCTCGGTGAAGAGTGCGTCCTGCAGGCCCTCGCCCGAGGCGAACCGCCCGCCGATCTGACCGGACATGCCGAGCGTGTGCAGGATCTCGGCGTTGATCTTGCGCGGGCGGTCCTTACCCGCAGACGAGTGGGCAAGGCCGAGGATGTAGACGTTCGTCCTGTTGTCGCCGGGGTCACGCACCTTGCGCCCCGCGAGGGTGGCCAGCAGCGCCAGCGCGCCAGCGAATGCCATGGAGCTGTTCGGATACGGAGCCGTTTCCAGGCAGTAGTCCATGACCTCGGAGACGAAGCCGGGGATACGGAGGAGATCGACCGGCAGCGGGCCGGGATCTGGCATCTCGGGACCGCTATCCTCGGGCTCGGTCGCCCCGGGATTGTCCTGCCGCCAGTGGTCCTCCACCACGGCAACGGCGACCTGGTCGGGCTCGTACCGGGCGATGCTGGTCGCGATCCGCTGGACCTCCCGGTCCTTCAGCGGCGGGCTGCAGCGGTCGAGGTTGGCCCGGACCAGGGCGGCCAGGATCTCCTCCTGGCTCATCCCCACCCGGCGCATGGCTCCGCCCAGGCGCGCCAACGTGGCGTTCCGGTGCCCGGCTGGTATAACGTTGCCACCGGCGGCCGCCGGAGCGCACTGGGGCGCCACGGGCGGGCCCTGGGCCGCAACCGGCCTATCCTCCGCCGGCCCGCCCGGCCCTTGGGCGAAGAGGTCCGCGCCACCTTCGACCCGGGATCCAAGCCACGCGGGAGCTTCGGGCTGATCGGCCGGTCCTACCTCGAGCGCCCGGACCCACCGGTACGGCTTGCCGCCCACGACCGAGGGCGGCAGGACGATGTAGCCGCCGTTGGCCCGGGTGTCGACCTTCGGGGCGAGCCGACCGGCGGTGCTGCTCCAGCTCTTTCCAGCCGGCTGCCGGAAGATGTAGTGCCGGCCGCCGCGAGGCGTCATGGAGAGCGGGCAGTCCCCGATGCCTTCCAGGTCCTCGCCGGGCCACGGATTGTCCGCCCCGTCGACGTCCACGACCAAGAGGCCGGCCGTCGGCATGCCGATGTTCGCATCCGGTCGAGCCGTCCACCAGGCCTCGATCTGGCTGGCGTCCGTGGTGGCGTCAAGGAACCCGTGCGGCGTCGCGGGAGCCTTCCCGCCCGGCACACACGGGAAGACCGGGTACCCGAGTTCCGCATACCTCAACGCTGCCTGCAGCAATGTCGTCCCGGTCTCGGTCATAGACACCCGATCGCGGTCAGAAGGGTAGGTCATCGTCATCGTGCGGGTCGTATGCCCGCACGCCGCCCTCGGTCATCGCGCCCACCGGCTCGAGGTCATCGTCCATCCCGGGCTCCCGCCATGGCGGCGGTTCGCCCAGTTCGTAGCCCACGATCTGAGGGAATTGCTCCCCGACCACCGTCCGCACGGTGATGGCGCCGGTCTCGCAGAGGGCTCCGTCCTGGGCCAGGGCCGCGGCCTCGGCCGCCGTCAGCGGCACCGGAGCGTTCGACCGCTTCCGCCACCACGACTCGGCCTTGTGGCGGGCCCAGCCGCCGTGCTCGAAGCAGATCCACTCGCTGTAGTACTGGTGGAACCCGACCTCGTACTCGACCCGCAGCGTCTTGGGTGCATCCTCCGGCGCGCCCTTCTTCGTGTGGACGCTGTAGAAGACCTCGCGGACCTCGTGGACGGCCGTCGTGACCTCGCCCGACAGGATGCCCTCGGTGGACGCTGTGGCGTCGTGCTGTTGCCGTTCCGGCGGTGGGAACTCGTAGCCGCAGTCAGGGCACACCGTGTAGCCGGTGGCGATAAGGCTCCTGCACACGGGGCACTGCTTGGCCGGCGCCTCGCCGCCCATGCGGTGGTGGACCTCCCGGACCCGGATGGCGTCGACCGGCCCGTGTCGCAGCACGTTGCCGCCGAAGTCCAGGACCAGGCAGTTCTCCTTCCCCTCGCACAGACGGAAGCCCCGCCCGACCATCTGGTAGTAGAGGCCCGGGGACAGCGTCGGCCGCATCATGGCCACGCAGTCGATGTTCGGGGCGTCGAACCCCGTGGTGAGCACGTTGACGTTGACCAGGTACTTGATCCGACCCTCTTTGAACTGAGCCAGTACCCGGTCACGCTCCTCGCTCGCCGTCTCCCCGAATACCGTGGCCACGGGCTCGCTCGCCATCCGGCCCAGCACCGCGGCGACGTGCTCCGCATGCCGGATACCGGTGGTGAACACGAGCACCGATCGGCGCACCTGCGCCTGCTCGACGATCTCCCGACAGGCCGACTCCACGAGTTCGTCGGTGTCCATCAAGTCCTCGGCCTCACTGGCTATGAACTCGCCCGCGCGCACGTGCAGGCTCGACGTGTCCAGCGGCTGGGCCGCGCCCTTGGTCACCAGGGGGCAGAGGTAGCCCTGGACGATCAGCTCCTTCACACCGATCTCGTAGCAGACCTCGTTCAGGACGTTGCCCGGCTCGCAGATCATCCCGCTCTTCATCCGGAACGGCGTCGCGGTCAGGCCGATCACCCGCAGGTGCGGGTTCACCTTCCTGGCGTCGTCGAGGAACGTCCGGTACATCCCATCCCCATCGGGCGGGATCATGTGGGCCTCGTCGATGATCACCAGGTCGAACGCGTCGAGCTCGCAGGCCCGCTTGTACACCGACTGGATGCCCGCGATGATGATCGGGTGCTCGGTGTCCCTACTCTTCAGGCCGGCCGAGTAGATCCCGGTCTTCATCCACATCTCGGGCGCCACGACCTGGATCTTCTCCAGCGCCTGCTCGAGCAGCTCCTTCACGTGGGCCAGGATCAGGACTCGTCCGTTCCACCGGCCCACCGCGTCGCGGCAGACCGTGGCCATGACAGGCGTCTTGCCCCCGCCGGTGGGGATCACCACGCAGGGGTTGTCTTCCCGGTCCCGCAGATGCTGATAGATCGCGTCTACCGCCTCCTGCTGATAGGGCCTCAGTTCAAGCAT